AACGAGCCTGAGGATGACGGTATGCCTTTTTAAAATGGTAGTAATTAATTAAATTTAACGGGGTGTAAAAGCCCCTTTTAAAACTAAAACTAAATGTTAATAGATTACAACAAACAATTAGATATTCTAAAGCAAATTAGAAGCGGTAAAATGAAAGAGGGTTTAAAATTAGACATACCTGAAATAGACGAATACATACGTTTTAAGACCTCTAATTTCAATATAGTACTTGGTCACGCAAACGTTGGTAAAACTACTTCTATTCTTTACTTAATGCTTTGCTATTCATTAAAGCACGGTTTAAAATGGTTAATTTGCAGTACTGAAAATGACTCTTACTCTTTGATTAGAAAGTTAGTTGAGTTCTTAGATGAGACGCCAATAAATTTAATTTCAGAAAGTAACTTTAAAACGCATACGGATTTTGTAAATTCACATTTTAAATTTGTAGATAATGCAAAGATGTATGATTACATTACAGCACTTGAGATGTTCAAAGAGGTTAAAAAAGAATACAACTACAATGGAATATTATTAGACCCTTACAACGCATTAACTAAAGACCACGAAATGATGAAAAATTTAGGAGGTCACGAATACGACTATCAGGCTTGTACTGAAATGCGTATGTTTTGTAAAGAGTTCAAAGTTTCAATGTGGTTAAATACACACGCAAACACAAACGCACTTCGAATGGTGCATAAAAACGGTCACGAATTTGACGGACACCCTATTCCTCCAATGGCTTCAGATGTTGAGGGCGGTGGTAAGTTTGTAAACCGAGCGGATGATTTTGTAGTAATTCATAGATACACTTTGCACCCGCAACTTTATACAACTACAATGATACACGTACGAAAGATAAAAGAAATTGAAACTGGAGGACGTCCAACAAGTATAGACAATCCAATAAGAATTGTAGCTTTACAAAATAACGTTGGCTTTGCAGTAAACGGTAAATCAATTTTAAGAACGATAAAAGAATCACAATTAAACTATCTTTAATGAATATACTTGAACTACTATACGCTAAGCATTTTATGTGGTTAAAATATATTCGCTCTTTTGGATGCAACGACCATACTGCTGAGGACTACGTTCACGAAATGTACATTAAGTTATTTCTTTACAGTCAGAAAAAAGAAAACAGTCTAATGTATAATGAAACAGAATTAAACTATTTTTTTGTTTATGTAGTTTTAAAAAATATGTGGTTAGATAATGTTAGAAAACAACGTAAACTAATTATAGCCGATTTAAGTGACGATTTAATTCAAGATGAAACAGAATATGTTGAGGATGATTTCGATGCTAAAAGCGACGCAGTTAAAGTGTGGGTTATTAATTTAGACTTACAGATATATGATATTAAAGAGTACACAAGAGAAAAAGCCAGCTTGTTATATTTTAAATTCATTTACGAAAAGATATTTTTAGAACGAATATCGATTAGTGAATTGAGCCGAGAGGTTGGAATAACTTATTTTAGTTTACGAAATACAGTATTAATTATAAAAGAGCAAATAAAAAATGAAGTACAACTTATACGATCAATTCAAACCAGCTGAAAGAGCCTTACTACTTTTAAACAAATATCCTTTAAACTATTTAAAGCAAGTGATAAACGGTAATATAAAAAAGAGCCGAGATTTAAACGAAACTGAAATATGCAACTATTGGAATGAAGTTGCAGTAGAGACAAAAAGAATTTTAAAAAAATATGAATTATGAAAAAGCAATATTATTTAGATAGGTTAAAAACTAAAATTTCTTCAATAGGTTGGAAATTATTTATATGGGGTTTAGGAATTACACAAGAGGAGTATTGGGAGAGAATTTATCAACAAGAAGTACAATTTAAAAAGAAATAAGATGACTAAATTAGAAGAATTAAAACAGTACCACCGAGAGATAAGACTTGGTGATAAATTAGAATGGATTTTTAAACTATTTGGAATTACATATCTATTTAAAAAGATATATCCAAATTGCAAATGTGAGCAAAGAAAAGACTGGTTAAACGGTGAACTAAATTTAAAAAGAAAATAAGATGATCAAAATAAAAGTTGGCGATAGATTTGTTTGTATTAAAAAAGTAGTAATGATTAAACACAAAACTATCGAATATAAAAAAGGGTTTATATATATAAGCAAAAAAAATGAATGTATAGAAAACGAATCGAAAGAAACCAACCACAACTGGACTGACTGTAATTTAAAGAAATATTTTTTAAAAATAAAAGAAAATGAATAAACAAGACAAAGAATGGATGTTAAATTTTCGAGGCCGTACTGGTTCAGTAACACACGATGAGTATAAAATGATATGTGAAATACATTCAAGGGTATTCAAACACGAATTAGTATATGTTTCTAAATGCCCAAGCTGTGGGTATGTACAGGAATACTTAAACCAAATTAATAAAGTTTATTTAAAAACAATCAAATGAGAAAAATAACAAGGTCAGTAATTAATCTTTCGGAACTTCCCAAAAACCTACAAAGTAATAAAATATTTAATGGTCATAAGCTATATACTTATGCTGAGTTTCATATTGATGATTATGATGCGGATGATTTAAGTTTATGGTTAATTGAAACATATCCTACTATAAAAAGAAAAGCCAGTTTTTTAATTAAAATTGATAAAGAGCAAAAGACTTGGTACAATGAAGAGCAAACAGACGAAAGAATAAATATAATAGGACAAAACGGAAATGATGGAACACACTACTAAAATTAAACAGCTATTCAAAAAGATAATGTTATGGCTAAAAGAAAGTTCAAAGAATTGTCCAAAAGAAACTAAATTTTAAAATATGAAAGCAATGACACCAAAACAAAAAGCAAAAGAGTTAATAGAAAAATATATTGATTTAACAGATGAATGTAACTGTTTGGAATATAGTTGCGTATGTTTCACAATGCATAGAAGTAAAGCCAAACAATGTGCTTTAATAGCCATTGATGAAATATTATATATGATAATAGGAAGCACACCTACTATTAATTATTGGAAAAAAGTCAAAACTGAAATAAAAAAGTATGATAGATAAAACCCACTTATGGGAACAAGGAATAGTCCAGCTTCTAAACCTTGACGGTTGGGAGTTGGAGTGGTGCGGTGGCTCTTATGAGCACTATGATGCAATAGGTAAGACCCCGAAAGGATTTGATTGTATAATTGAATTTAAACTTAGAAGTGCATACTACCTAACAAAGGTTTTAGAAGTTTATAAGTTTGAAAAGCTAATGAGCGAACCTAAGCAACATAAATTTTATTATGTATTCGATAGCAAAGGAAACTATTTATATCACTTAAACACGCTTAAACTACCTGAAATAGAAACATTAATAGCAAGTTCAACTACTTATTTTGAAAACACTAATAAGATAAACAAGCCAGTGTATATGCTATCCGAAAGCCAAGCGAGTATTTTAGTTAAATACTAAATGTTAAAGTTTTCTTAATTTATTTAATAAGATAGTATTATATTAATATAGTTGATGTATATTTGTACTCAGATAACAACAACTAAAACAAATAATATGAACGCATTAATTAGAGTTATAGGACAATTAGAAGAGAAAAGAGAAAATGGAAATATTACAATGACTGAAGAAGTTTTATTACTTAGGTTAATAGAGCAAGCAGAATATCAATTAACTTTAAAATAATATATTATGACAGCAGAAACTTGGCAACAGATATACGTTGAAATGATAGACGTAATTAAAAGAGATAATACTATTACACATATAGATTTATCGTTTCATATATCGAAAGTAACAACCGAACCAAAAAGAGCAAAAATAAACATTAAAACATTTAAAGATAAAAATTATGAAAGTAGAAATTAAAGAGAGTTTAGTAGAAGCAAGTTTAGATTACCCAAAATTAATGATTTCAGTTCGAGGTAAACTTGTTTTTTTTACACAAGCATCCTGCGGATTTAGAATAGATGATAATTGCCATTATAGCGATAATTGGTATATGGCTGGGTTTAAAGATTTTAAAGGAGAATTAACTATAACACAAGAATAAGATGAGCACAAAAGCAAGTATTAATTATAAAGGATTCGATTTTGATTTTGAGTATAACTATTACAAAGGTTTACCAGCTACCCACGATGAGCCAGCAGAGTATGAAGAGTTCGAAATTTACAATATAACTTTAAACGGAATTGATGCTGAGGAGTTATTAGAGAATGAAATAGATAGATTTGAAAGCGAAGTAATAGAATATTTAAAAGATTAAGTTATGAGCCAAAATAAACGCTGGGTACTATTAGAAAACAACGAACCACATACGCTCTTACTAACCAAAGAGGAAGTAATGAAACTTTATATTGAATTACAGATTAGAACTGCACATAAAGAATATAGAATTTTCTATGACGAATATTACGAATACATAGATTACTATTCTGAAGAAGAGAAAGAGCAAATAAACCGTTTAATACCGTGATAGTTTTAGTAGATGCAGACAGCCTTATATGGTCAAGCTGCTACAAGCAAAAAGAGCAACCAGATGACGAACAATATCATACTATCGAAAATGCTAAATTAAAGTTTGACGAGGTATTTATGGCTATTATAAATACCATTGAAGAAATCCACGAAATCGACAAGGTTTTAACTTTTGCAAATGCTTTAGGTAACTTTCGTAAACAAATTTCTAAGAGCTATAAAGCAAACAGGATAGGTCGTGAAATACCACCTATTTTAAATGAATTACAATCATACGTAAAAGAGCAATACGAATCAATTGCTGGTTATGGAGTTGAAACAGATGACGTAGTAGCCACTTACTGGACTAACTTGACAAATACATTCGGACGTAATGAAGTTATTATAGTTTCAATAGACAAAGACTATAAGCAACTATCTTGTATTATGTACGACTACCATATCAAAAAGCAATGCTATTACGATATATCAAAAGAGCAATCGTTATATAACTTTTACGAGCAAATGATAATTGGAGATACAGCAGACAATGTAAACTTTTGTAAAGGTTATGGCTCAAAATACGTACAGAAAGCGTTTAAAGACTGTTTAAGCGAATATTCTTTAGTCAAGGTAACATTTAGTCTATTTAAAAAGATATACAAGCACAAGGCACGTGAGAAGTTTATCGAATGTAAATTATTATTAAAATTAAAAACAGAAATATGAAAATTACTAAAATAGAAAAAGAAAAGATAACTTTTACAGTAACACTAACTCCAAATTGGTTAGAAAAGATATTTGGTTACAAAGAAAAAACAAAACGCTTTAAAGAAACTTGGTCAACTTTCAATTTAGGAGGAGGAAATGTTTATATAAACGAAAAAGGAGAAAAGTTAAACAATGGAGATTATATCGGAGTGAATTTAGATAATTGGCTTCGTAAGTTTTAAAAACAGAGTAAAATGAAAAAATATAGAATAGTTACGGATAATTATGGAGGTTATGAAGTACAAGAATCAATTTTAAAATTTTTTTGGATAGAATCTAAAGGAGTAAGGACTTATTCGAATACACATTTTAGTATTGAAAGAGCAAAAGAGCACATTGAATGGTTAAAAGCAGAAATAAAACCAAGTAAACAAAAAATAGTATATACAGAGCAATGAAAAAAATAATATTAATAACAGCAATTTCAATTTTATTATTAGGATGTGAAAACTTAGAGGAGAAACCTATTGAAAAATACGGAGGGGGTAGATATGTAATTACAAATATTCACTGGTTTGACTTTGGTAGAAAAGCCGAAATACAATTAAAGAATAAAGACACTATCTTTGAAGTTAGAATTATAAGATTTGATGCTGAGAATATAAAAGTAGGAGACACAATAAAATAGAGTAATGAAATACAGCAAAGAGCAAGCAGAAAGATTAAAAGCTAAAGGAATGAATGGTTACACTAAGTATCAAAGACCATTACCCGATGTAATAATAAAAGACGGTTATTATATTATCGAAAGTAAAATGAATAAATAAACGTTATATTTGTTTAAATAAATAATTATGCACCCAACAAGAATATTCAAAGAGCCCAAAGATTTAATGCAAGCTTGGGAAGAGTACAAAGAGCACTTAAAGATAGAAGCACTACAATGGACTAAGATACAATATGTAGGTAAGGAGGGTCAAAGAATGGAAGACGCATTTAAACTACCTTATACGTTCGATGGCTTTGAAGTTTTTTGCTATAATAAATACGGTTATATTGAACAATACTTTAAGAATACTGGTAGTTTATATAATGACTTTGTCCCCCTCTGTTCACATATAAAAAAAGAGATTAGGTCAAATCAAATCACTGGTGGCTTATTAGGTATGTACAACCCAAGTATTACTCAAAGAATTAATAACCTTACTGAGAAAATAGAAACTGATAATAACCATTCAATTAAAAAGTTTGAAGTAAAAGTAATCGATAACAATCCTGATGGAGATACAGACCAATAAAATATTTAATCATTTAAATAATTCAAATAAAAGAATAACAATAGAGCAAGGCGGAACAAGAAGCGGTAAGACCTATAATATTTTGATGTGGTTAATATTTGGTTATGCTTTAAATAACACTGGTAAGACAATTACAATTTGTAGAAAAACATATCCCTCACTTCGAGCCAGTTCGATGAGGGATTTTTTCGATATATTAAAGCAGTACGATATGTACAGCGAAGCAGACCATAATAAAAGTAATTCAGAATATAGGCTTGAGGGAAACTTATTTGAGTTTATATCTTTAGACCAACCTCAAAAAGTAAGAGGTCGTAAACGTGATGTATTATATATCAATGAAGCTAATGAGTTGTACTTTGAAGATTGGCAACAATTAATATTTAGAACAACTGAGAAAGCTATTTTAGATTACAATCCAAGTGATGAGTTCCATTTCATTTATGATAAAATTAAACCACGTGACGATGTTGATTTTTACATTACAACCTATCAAGACAATCCATTTTTAAGTAAAGAGATAACAAACGAAATAGAGCGTTTAAAGAACGTAGATGAAAACTATTGGAAAATATATGGCTTAGGTCAAATCGGTTCAAGTCAGGCTTTAATATTTAGAATAAATGAATGTGATGCAATACCAACCGATGCAAAGTTTTTAAGTTACGGAATGGATTTTGGATTTACAAATGACCCTACAACACTAGTTGCAATTTACCAACAGGGTGATAATATATATTTAAAAGAATTAATATTCCAAACGGGTTTAACTAACCGAGATATTAATGACAAATTAAAAGAGCACAAAATAGAACGCAAAGAATTATTTGCTGATAGTGCAGAGCCTAAATCAATAGAGGAATTATATAGAATGGGTTGGAATATTAAACCAGCTACAAAAGGTCAAGGTTCAGTGAATATTGGAATTGATATGATGAAGCGTTATCAATTACACGTTACAAAAGATAGCGTTAATATGATTAAAGAATTTAGAAATTATAAATGGCAAGAGGATAAGAACGGAAATATTTTGAACGTGCCAGTAGATATGTTTAACCATACTATTGATGCGGTAAGATATGGCTTGTATGATAAATTAGCAAGACCAAACTTTGGTAAGTATGCAGTCCGATAAAAAGAAATAATTAACGTTACATATAAAATTAATAAAATGAAAGTAATAGTTCCAGAAAGTTTAAAAGATATAACCTTAGGTCAATACCAAAGATACCAAATTGAGTTGGATGCTTCAAAGAATAGACCAGACCAATTAGAATACTTAAATATAAAAAAGATTGAAGTATTTTGTAACTTAACACAATCCGAAGTATATAATATTCAATACACTGACGTATATTCCATTTCAGAAAAAATAGATTTGATATTAGAGGAGCAACCCTCAAGAGTAGAAAAGTTTAATTTGAATGGAATAAATTTTGGTTTCGTTCCTGATTTAAATAAATTATCTTATGGGGAGTTAATGGACTTGAATAGTAATATAAGCGAATGGGAAACAATGCAAATAGCAATGGGTGTTATTTATAGACCTATCAAAAATGAAGCAGCGGGCTTATATAACGTAGAAGAATACAAAGGAGACAAATATCATTCGGTTTTAAAAGATATGCCCTTAGATGCTGTAATAGGTTCAATGGTTTTTTTTTGGAATTTAGGACTGGATTGTGTGACAGCTATTACCAAGTCTTTGGAAGTGGAGGAGATGCTGGAGAATCAACTGAATTTAGTCGACAGTGGAATTGGTATTCGACAATCGATGAACTTGCTGGAGGAGACCTTACAAAGTATGAGGCTATAACTAAACTAAACTTACATACTTGTTTGAATAATTTATGTTATAAGATAGATAAGAGAAAAAAAGAAAACGAGGAATTTAAAAAACAACAAGCGAAAAATGGCAGATAATTTAAGAGGGGTCGAAGCATTATATAGAATTATAGAAGTATTAAAAAGTGAGTTAAATAGTAATCCATTCTGCAATAGCGTAACGGTTGGAACACTAACAGAAATTGATTTGGCTAAGATGACTATATTCCCAATGGCACATTTAACACTTGAAAATGTAATACATAATGATAATAGTTTAACATTTCAAATAACAATATTTAATTTGGATGTAGTTGAGATATCAAAAGACGTACCAACTAATTCTATATATGGTAATGATAATCTAATTTATATTTGGACAAATCAATTATATGTAATTAATAAATTATTATCAAGATTAAAGTCAAGTTTCACAAGTTACGAAGGGTGGGAATTAGACGGTAACCCCTCTTCAGATTTTATTAATAAAGAATTTGAGAATATGTTAGCTGGTTATCAAACGACTTTTAGTTTAATGGTTCCAAATGATATTAGCAAATGTTAAAGACTGATAATTTAACCGCAGCTTTAAATAATTTTGGAGACCAAGTTATTGAGGACTCAAAGCAAAACTTAAAAGACAGAAAGAAAGTAGCAAGCGGTAAATTATTAAACTCAATGAAAAATAATGGGGCGAAAGTTTCTAAAAATTCTATTGAGTTAAAAATCAATATGGCTGACTACGGAGCATTTGTAGATAAGGGTGTAAGCGGTATAATAAAGAAATATGATACACCATATTCTTATACTAATAAGATGCCACCACCTAAAGCATTTGATGGATGGATAGTAAGAAAAGGAATAGCACCAAGAACAAAGACGGGACAGTTTTTAAGTAGAAAATCAATACAGTTTGCAATAGCTAATAATATATTTCACTACGGTATTAAACCGACACACTTTTTAAGTGATTCAGTAAAAAAGAATTTTAAACTATTACCAGATGTGATAACCAAAAGTTTAATATTAGATGCACAAAGCGCAATAGATTTTATAATCAAATCAAATTTTAATAAATGAAAGCAATATTCGTTCGAAGTCCTTATTCAATAGTTGTAGATTATGCAACACAAGTTGAAACTAAATTAGAATTATATCTTTGGAATAAACCAAACGTTTCACCAGTTACACCAACTTATACTTTTAGTCAATCAATTCCAAGTGTAACACAAAGAACTGCTATTTATAATATAGCAAATGAGTGTCAGGAATTTATTGAAAACATTAACCCTATTTATATAGACGGTTCACAATTAGAGCAAAATTCAATGTGGGCTTATGCAAAAGCTATTTCAAGTTATAGAACGGTTGCAGGTGGTTCGTGGACACAATATAGTACAGAAACATTTATTTGTTTATATGGTTATTCAGAATACCAACAAGGAGTTAACTATTCTTTAACTCAGGAAGTAACAATGTTAAATAGTTTAGTTAGTACTCAAAACATTCCACAAGCAGTTGGTTTAAGGTTTACAGTCGATACAACGGGAACACGTGCAGACTCAACTTTAATAACTGCGGATAGATTTTCAACTGTTATAGATTATAGTAGCACATTCGATGCATATGTAAATGTAATGATACAACAAGCGTCAGGCTCAACTTATTCAATCGTTTATCAAAACAATATTAAAACGGTTACTGTTAGTTTAACAACGGTAGGAACTGAAACATTAATTAAGATACCATTAGAGCCAACGAGTTATATTTATACAGACCCTTATACGGTTAGTTTAAAGAAAACAAACGGAGGAACAACAACTTTATTCTCAAGACTTATAACACCAATATGCGAGCCGAAATATACACCGTTGTTATGTTCGTTTATAAATAAGTTAGGAGGGTGGGAGAATCTATGGTTAATGAAACTTTCTGAAAATAGTATAACTTCAAAAGGAACTGATTACAATATAGCACCAAGTACTTTTAATTATAACATTTACAAAGGTCAAAGCAAATCATTCAATAGGAACGGTAAAAAGAGCACTAAAACAAATACGGGATGGGTTGACGAAAGTACAGGTGTTTTAATAACTGAGTTGTTAATGAGTGAAACAATATTATTAAACAACGAACCTGTAATGCTTAAAGGTGAAAGTCAAATAATAAAGCAGTGGGTTAAGGATAAGAATATCAATTATACATTAGATTTTGAATCAAAAAGTAATGTATAAT